ACTTATATCAATGTTATTGGCAATTATAGTACCTCTGCTAATATCTAGTGTAGAACTTATATCAATGTTATTAGCCCTAATGAGACCTCTGCTAATATCCAATACAGAACTTATATCAATGTTATTAGCAATTATGCGACCTCTACTAATATCTAGTGTATTAGTTACAACAATAGAGCTTGCATCTATGTTATTGGTAATTATACGACCTCTACTAATATCTAGTGTAGAACTTATATCAATGTTATTAGCAATTATGCGACCTCTACTAATATCTAGCGTAGAACTTATATCAATGTTATTAGCAATAATGCGACCTCTGCTAATAGTTAATGTAGAACTTATATCAATGTTATCAGCAATTATACGGCCTCTACTAATATCTAGTGTAGAACTTATATCAATAAAATTAGCAATTATGCGACCTCTGCTAATATCTAGTGTAGAACTTATATCAATAAAATTGGCCCTAATACGACCTCTGCTAATATCTAGTGTAGAACTTATGTCAATAAAATTGGCCCTAATGCGACCTCTGCTAATATCTATTATATTAGTTACAACAACAGAACTAGCATCTATGTTATTAGTTGCATTAATATTAGTTGCGCTAATAACAGAACTTCCACCAACATTTGAACCATACGTGCTAGCGCTGATAACATTAGCATAAATATTATTTACCCACATATTTCCAACGGCACTTATATCTCCACCTATTCTTATACTTCCACCGCTTATATGTAAAGACGCTTCGGGGTCCAGTGTATTAATACCTATTCTGTTATTAGAAGTATCAATACATATTAAATTGTTTGGATCAGGACTATAAGTATAGTCTCTTGAAACACTATTAATTGTGCTAATTATTTTATTATAGTTGCTATCTGACATTTAATATTTAATTTTATTATTTATAAATATTTTAATGTTAACAAACTAACTAATTTATAATAAATTCTAACTAATTTAATATTTATAATTATTTTTAATAAATTGTAATAAATTTTAATAATTTCAAAAATAATTTATTATTTACTAATTAATTTAGCAAATAATTATTTTCTCATAATACTATATAAAAATGGTTAAAAAACATATGAAATCGGCTGACAATATGTATCACATTAACGGACATAAATATCAATTGTTAAACGGCTCACGCGCTCAAGTTTGGCACGGCACAGCATACAAAACAAAAGGAAATCTTAAAAAGCCTGATTTATTAATGAATAAGCGAGGTCACGTAGTATCGCGAAAAGTGTATAATCGCGCTAAACGTGAAAAACGTTTAGAAAAAGCGGGTTATTTTACCAAAAAGGGCAAATTTGGTTGGGTTAGACACGACAATTCAAAGACAAAAAAACGCCGAGGCAGAAAATAAGCCATTAATAAAATAGACCGCAAGTAAATTATATTATTATAATAATACTACTTAAAAAAATAAAACTACTATTATTATAGTTTGCCATAACTATCCTATTTATAATACATTTCTTGTAATTTATAAGCATTTCTTGTAATATATAAGAAATATTAATTACTATACATAATTTATATATTAATTAATAAACTTTTTTTCGTAAACTTTTTTTCGTAAACTTTTTTTCGTAACCTTTAGGCAACACTTGATAAAGATTTAGTATATGGGTTGCTTTTGAAGGCAGACAATAATGATTCGTCCATGCGCGCACTGTTAAAGTTTTGGTCATAGCTTTGTATTCCATTTAGTTGCCCAATAAAATCAACGGACGGCGTAACATTTGGACCACCATTATTTATATGACCTCTAGTTTGCTGAAGCATAGACTCATTACGAGTAGTTGTAGAATTATTATAGTTATTAAACAAATTCATATGACCTTGATTCGTGCGCGATTCGTAAGTCTTATTAACATTATTTTGTTGAGCGTATGCGTTATTATATGGTCTTAATCCTGTTCCACATGCATTTCCAGAACCAATATATTCTATATTTGTGCTTGTTCTTTGATTGTCATAATTCTGGTGCTGTGTTACTTGATAAGCATTACCAGTGTTATTTTGTCCTTGAACGTTTACATAATTTAGGTCTATTTTAGCAGTTGTCATTTCTCTATTTGTAACCTTTGTTTTATCATTAATATTAAACAAATGACCTGTTGGAGTTAATCCATTTACATTACCAGTTTGGCGTAAATTACCAATCGCACTTTCTTTTCGTGTTTGCCTAAAAATATCTAATACTGGCGCAACAGAGGCTTTTAGCATACCATATACACCGCCAAAATCTGTTGACTCTTTGTCTGTGCTTCTATTGTTATTGTAATTAACATAACTATTGTGTCCGTAATCATTTGGTCCAGCGCCATTTGTGCCGCTAGCACTAGGATTTATAATGGGTAAGTCGCCTAGCGATTGTTTTTTTGAGTCTTCAAAATCTTGTTTAATATATGAGGCGCGACCCGATTCAGTATTTGAAGTTCCACCATAATATTCACGCGTTGTGCTAATTCTATTTTCCATTGGAATGACTTGTGTGCTTCTAATAGGGGGTGCTTGTTCTACACCTGTTGTAGTAAACCAACGCGTTGGTCCTGATTCATATGATTTGTCGGGCAAGTGTTTTTCAACAACTCCTATTTTATTATTAGGACCTTGCATTTTAACAGGATAAATTGCGGGACCTTGATGTCCGTCTAAATTATAAATCATTTTAGGATTAGTTTCAACTCTTAAATCATCAACAGACTTTGGCATCCATGCCTCTCGTGCCATCATACCCGAGTTAAAACCATGACTTCCTTCAACGCCACCAGTATTAAGTCCATTGCTATTTTGAGAACCATATCCTAAATCAAGACCAGGACCTACTCTTTGTTGTTCCCATAAAGTGACATTTGACATTTTCATAGACTCATTCATACGAGACTGAAAGAAATCACTATTGTTAGGAGTTCCATTAGGGAGATTCACATTTTCAGCTGGATTAAATAATGGCGCAACTTCTGATTTTGAATAATTTTGACTTCCTGAACCTTGTTTTGAATCTAATATAGACTCTGTTAAATTAATATCGGCAATAGAGCCGCGAATTTTTGCTCCGTAAAATGGTTTCATATTATTATGTTTAAAATCATTACTGTTAGACTGTTGACCAGACATTAAATTAATACTTTTAGCAGGTTGTCTTAATATATTTGTTGAATTGGCAATAAAATAATTATCAGTTTGTTGATTTGGATTAGCAAAATTATTTATTGGGTCATTATTTGAGTTGTTTGTAGCTATTAGGTCTACAATATTTGCATCATTATAATTAGTATATCCTTCGTTCAAATTATTATCTGTAAAAAATTCTCTTCTTAAATTTTTATCATTTATATTATTTTGTGTTTGAGTTTCTTTTTTTTCTTGTTCTGATAATATATATATACTTCCTAATAATACTATAGGTATTGCTAAAGCGGCCATAGTATTTTATATAATATATTAAAAATATTATTATATATTTAATATATTAAATAACATTTGTTATTTGTTATTTGTTATTTGTTATTGAATTCTTAAATTAATTTGTTATTCTTCGTTGAATATCAAAATTATTGTTTAATTGATAATAATCTTTTTGGACTATTCGTGAGCTAATATTATTATGAAAAGGAATACATATATTTTCTTGTGGATCTAAGTGTAAATAATTAAAATTATTTGGAATAGATTGTTCGCTAGCAAAATGATTTATTTCTCTATATATCCATGCAGGATGTGTTGCTCGTGATTGGGCTGTTATTTCTTCATTATTTATGCTATAACTATTTGGACTATAGAGTGGATTAGTATTTAAATAATCTACATAGTTATTTTCACTTATACTATCTTTGTTTAATTTTCTATGTAAACAATGTAATTCACTTTCTAAATCGGTTTTATTTTGCGATAAATTAGCGCCCCATTTTTGTATATTAATATGTGGGTCGTTTATTAACATTGGTTTCATTCCGTTGCCTGGAACATTTAAGCTATAATTTCCTATATTAGTAGTTTCTTCTAAATATTTTTGAATTCTACAAGGGTCATCATAAAATCGTGTAAATGCCATAGTCTAATATATTTTAATATATAAAATAAATATTAAAATAATATATTAAAATACTTATTATATGTACTACAATTTATTAAAAAATTTGTATTTTAACCCATTCGTGGGAAGCCTACTAAATTAGCACCTATGCCAAAACCTGCGCCAGAGCGTGCGGAAACACCCATTGATGGAATAAATGTATCTAATATAGAAAATGTTGCAGCTGCCATCAATCCAATAATTGCTATTTCGTCAAATTTTAATTGCTTTTGTGGAATTACAAAAGCAACAATAGCAACCATTAAACCTTCAATCAAATATTTTACTGCTCTTTTTATCAATTCGCTCATTGTAAAATTCATTATGTTTTATATTTATAATAATAAAGAAGAAAAAAATATAATAATTAAAAATTATTAATTATTATATAAATTAAATATTATATAAATTAAATAGTTAAAATAATACTTAAAAATTATAACCTATTATAATTTATAAATGACCAATAAAAAATCTTCTAAAGTTAAAGAAACATCTAATTCAAATTTGCCAAAGGAGAGAATACAGGACAGCGAAAAAGTTATTGATTTATTGGATGAAGACAAAACAATTAGCGGCCAAAAATATGTATGTTTAAGCTTTATTTCACCTGAAAATCATATAAAGAAAAAGGAACTATTTTATTTTGAAAACTATTTAAAGAACTTTGAGTTTAGAAAAACATTTGATAAATATACACAATTTCTAAATTATATAGCATATAAATACAACTTAGATTTTAATAGTTTAACAAAAGATATGGAGGAATTTGTAGAAGAAGAGCGAGAGAATTTGTTTGTAACAACATTAGAAGATGATTATAAATCGTTTATTGATGCTAAAGAAGAGCAGTTACAAAAAGAATACAGCAGCCAACATAATTTTCAAACAAACACACGCGGAATCAAAGTTAGAGGTGTATTTGGTTCTCAAGAAGAAGCAGAATTAAAGTGTAAAATGTTGCGCGAAGATGATCCAAATCATGATGTTTATATTGGACAAGTTGGTATATGGTTACCATTTCATCCTGAAGCATATAAAACAGGTAGAGTAGAATATTTAGAAAAAGATTTAAATGAACTAATGGCACAAAAGAAGAAAAATGATGAAATTTCAAAAGAGCAATTTAATGAGCGCGTAAAAGAAAGTAAGAAAAAGGCAATCCAAGAAAATATTGCTAAAGCCAAAAAAGAGGGTAATAAATTGATGCAAACAATTGATGAAAATGGTAACTTAATTAATGCGGATAGAATGGATGTACCTGGTAAAAATTTATTGTTTGGTGACGGTTCAAATGATGACGCAGTTACTGCGGAATTACGCAAAGAGCTATTTGAGGCAGAAGATGTGCTTGTTGGAAAACAAGAAAATAACGACCACGGTATTGGGGAGATTTTAAAGAGACAAAAAGAACGTGCTGAAAAGCTAGCTACACTTGAAGAAAATGAACCAGTAATAGTTGACGATGACGCAAACACAGATGCTGAAAAAACAACTTAAGTTTTTTACATTTTAAATACTTCTTTATATATAAAATGTAAACGTGTATTAGAATTTTATGCTTTCTTCTTCTTTTTATGCCTTCTTCTTTTTGTTCTTTTTGTTCGTAGACCAGCAGCCAGTGCTTCGCTAGCCAGTGCTTCGCTAGCCAGTGCTTCGCTAGCCAGAGCATCCCTAGTCAAAGCTTCGTTAACCACATCATCGCTTGGTAGTGGATTTTCGTTTATTGTTTTTTGCATTAATTCTTTGTATTCATCAATTTTGCCTTGGATAGCATTATTAGGTCTAAGATCAGCAACAGTTAACGGGTCTTTTTCTATACGTGAAGGGTCAGATGTATTACCACGGCTAAGCCAGTCTGTTATGGTATGTTTTTCATATGCCTGCTTAGTTTGCTCGCGAATTGCAGTTGGATACATCATAACTTCCTTATCAATAGTACATATACAATTCTCACAAAAATCTTCTATTTCTATTTTAGGTAGTTTATGAAAATTACATACTACAATATATTCAGCATATAACTTATCATAGTTTTTTCTAAGATTATCTGTATCAGTCTTAAGCGAGGCAAGGTATTGAGCAAGGCGAACATCTGGTGCTGGTTGCACAATATGAGCAAACTGTGCTTCTATTTCAGCTTGACGACGCTCACGTGCAAGATAACGTGCCCTTGACGCTGCATCATATGCAACCATCTTTCCGCGTTCCCTAGTGCTATCTATAATAACAGCATTAATGGGTACAGCATATGAAATACTTCGTGTTTTAATATTGTAATAATAAGGACGCCGTCCTCTAGGGTGTATAAATATCCATGTACTAAGAGTCGTTATTGGTGCAGGAATTGCTCTTATACTTAGTGCGTTATTTCTTCTTGTTAATGATTTTAGCGTTGTTCTTAAACGCCGGCTCATTATATATATATTAAATATTAAAAATATATATAAAATTATATACTTAATAATACTATTATGAAGTAATATATTATTTTGTTGTATTATTGGCGTCGCTTAGAGCTTCGCTTAGAGCTTCGCTTAGAGCTTCGCTTATAGCCTCGCTTAGAGCTTCGCTTATAGCCTTGCTTAGCGCTTCGCTTATAGCCTCGTTTATGTCTTCTATGTTTGGTAGTTTTAACACCAGTAGCCATAGGATTATTTAAACTTTTAAATTCATTAGAAACTTTGTTTATATCAAAGAATTTATTATAAAACTTTATATATTCTTTTTTTGATTTAGATTTTGAGTTGTAAGCATCATACAATTCGGCTATTATTTGTACTTTATTGGTTAATAAAGTTAGAACAATATCTTTAATTTGGCTAACATTTACATTATTAAATATTATGTCATCTTTGCCTTTTGCATATTCTTTATATTCATAAAAATCTGTAAGTAAATAGAGCAAATATGTAATGTAAATTATAGCATTTACTAAGCTAGATAATCTGTTAAATATAGTAGCCTCTTCCGAGTTATTATTTGCTATATAATTTTGTGACTCCGCATTTTGTATTGTATCTAGTTTTGTTATTATATCATCATTTGCTATAGACACTATAAATTCTTTAATCTCAAGGTTATTTATTATATATGTTTCAATTATATTTACTGCTTTTATTATTTTTAATAAATATTCTTTGTCTTCTTCACTATAACTCATTATATATATTAAAATATTTTAATTTTAGTTAAAATATGTTTAATGTGGATAAAAATGTTCTCTGCTAATTATGTTATTTTTTTCATAATATACTTCAACAGGAGCAATAGGTGCTTCTATATAAAAAATTAGACGCAATAAAATTAATATAGATTTATTTGCTACTGCTATTTTGCTAAATTGTAAATTAGTATATTTGTTTTTTTTAAATTGTCTAATCTTATGAGCCATTAAAATAGCATATTTTATATTTATGTAACCACAATTAATAGTATTGAAATATAAATTGAACGTTGTACCATTATTAAATAATTGCAACCATTGTTCTATAAAATGTGTAAAATCGCACGGACTCTCAATTGAACCACTAATAGTTACATAAACAGTTGGAAAGTTAGTATAATCGTAAGTCGCCCACATAGTAATATTAATATTAATATGTGTCTTTTATATATAATTTTAACGAGATTATATTACCTTCGTTTGTTTTCTTTTTGACAATATTTAGAATATTTAAGATATTTAGAATATTTAAGATATTTAAAATATAATATATATAATATATAATGTTTAATACGTTATATCATAAAAATCCTAAATTTCAAAAAAATCCTAAATTTCAAGAAAATCATAAATTTACGCATGATGGTGTATATTATAATATACAGTACACTGTTAAAAGAGTAATAAAACCTAATATAGGTGGTTATATTATATCATTTATTCCCGACCCAACCCCTCGCACGGACGTTGAAATTCAAGCAGGGAGGAGGACTGGGAGGAAACTACAAACTGAGGATTTTTTTGAGGATGAACAAGATACGTTAGGAAAATATTTCGACCAAGAATCTGGACGTGATGTTGTACTTACTATTGATATCAATGACAAGATAACATCAGTTGCCCAACGCGAAAAAAACACTACTAAGGAAGACATTATTAAAGAAGGAAAAATACCAGGTTGGCTTTCTGAAAAAATACTTCCTGAATCATTTACACGTTATCTGGCATTTATGGATGAATACCCTGGTGTGTTTTCAACATTTAAAGAATCAGAGTTGCTTAATTTTCCAGTTGTTTCGTCGACCTCGCCTCTCCCAGCTGTGGTTGGTGGGTTAGCCACCGCGCACCCATCTGGTTATCGCAATAAAACAAAACGAGGTCGCAGAAAATCTAGACACCTGCGCCATAAGAAATCAACTCGCCGTCGTCGTCGTAAATATTAATAAACTTTTGTAAAATAATGTAAAAAAGAAAAAACTTACCATTTAGTTTTCCGCACATTAATTTTTGGACCTTTTTTCTTGTCTCTTATGTTTGGGTCATACATTTCTTCTTCATTATCAGAGTCTAAATTTTTACTAATTTCCCAAAACTCTTTTGACCCTAATTTAAATGTTTTATGATGATCTGCTTTATACCAAAAAATTTGGTCATGCAACTTATTTGATTTAGCATTATTGTTAATTACCAAACATTCATAATTTTCAGTGCATTGATCCATTACTTGGCAAAAACTCTCAAATGTAGGAAACATACCAGCATAATTCTCATATATACGCCGTCTATTTGCTATGTATGGCTCGCGCAATATAAAAACGTAATCAATATTTGTGCGCAAATTGGGGGGAATACCTAAAGGATATTGCATAGTGATGACCAACATGATCTTCCAATGACGCCCATTCATAAATAACAATCTCATCATTTTATCTTTAGTCCAAGTTGCATCAAACAAACAGTCATCCAAAATCACAAATGCCCGAGGGTCTATATTAGATTTTTTATATACCTCTACTTCTTTTCTTATTTGTTTCATGACTGTTTTTTGCCGCTTTAAAATATTTTCAACAATAGCTGTATTATATTCATCGTGAATAAATAGTTTAGGAACATGTTCGGCATAAAATCCGTTTCCTGCTTCTGTTCCACTAATAACGGTTCCAATTGGAATATCTTGATGATAATAAAGCAAATCGCGCACCAAATAAGATTTACCTGTATCGCGCCGCCCTATTAACACTATAACTGGTCCTTTATTTTCGTCTGGCCTAAAACTAATGGATTTTATATCAAACTTTTTCAATTCTAATGTCATTGCTAACTACTTATTTAATAAGTATATTAAATATAATTATATTTAAACGTAATACA